TGCCCCTAATGGTAAAATGACTTTTACCTTCTCTTCCGCAGAAACAGCAGCTCTTGTTTCTACCTCAACTGTAAGTATTCCAGAAACTAAATATATCCATGATGTTCAACTAGCACTCTCCTCAGGACTTACTCCTGTCACAATCATTAAGGGTACTGCCACAGTTACCGGAGATATAACCCGATGACCGATACTGTTACAGTAATCCAGAACGTTACAAAGATTGTAGAAGTTACTACACAAGGCCTACAGGGGCCTCCCGGCGCTTCTGGTGCTCCTATTGATGATAATGTTACCGATACTGGTAGTACTTGGAGTAGTACTAAGATATCTTCAGAGGACGCTTTAAAGGCTCCTCTCGCATCCCCTACGTTTACTGGAACAGTCTCAGGCATTACTAAGACCATGGTTGGCCTACCTAATGTAGACGATACCTCTGATGTAGATAAACCTGTATCCACTGCTCAACAGAGTGCCTTAGATTTACAAATAGGTAAAACCTACCAAGAAGTACTTGAAGTAGTTCATACAGCTACATCAGCTGCGATTGACGCTACCAACGGTAACTGGCAAGAGCGTCTCTTAGCTGGTACCGAAACCTTGACATTTACCAACTTCCCTGCTGGTAAAGGCTTCGCAGTCTTGGTAGAGATTACCTTTGCTGGAAATACCCTGTCTTATGCGAATGTTAGTACATGGGTCGGAGGCGCAGTACCGGGAGCACTGACAGGACTGCAACGTTTTATTTTTACATCCACAGACGGTGGGACTACCATAGTTGGTCAGCTTGTTGGAGGTATTTCGTAATGTTTTCTACTAGAAAAGCTATGATGGTCCCTAGTGGTATTCCTGATATAGCTAAGACGAATAATCCTAGTCTTGTTGCCTTTTACACAATGGACAATACTTCTGGTTCTACTTTATTTGATGAGAGTCCTAAGAATAATGATGCTTCGCTTATAAATAATCCCAGTTTTGTTTCAGGTCATTTGGGTAATGCTATTGATTTAGAACGTAACTCTAATATGGATATCCGGCGATCCAATTATGGAACCCCTTTAACTACTATGACATTTGCTGGTTGGGTTAACGTAGAAGCCCTGTCACAGAACATATCAATATTTAATCATGGAAATATTACAGCCTCCGACACTTCACCTGATAGGATTTTCATAACATCTGGAAATTCCATATTCATCTCTTCACGGGATGGTGGTGCCGGGTTTGATTTCGCAAGTTGGACATTTGGGACAACGAATTTTGTCTTCATTGTTGGTATGTGGCAGAGTAATGGACTATGTGAGTGTTTTGTAGATGATATGACTACGCCACTCCTATCCTACACTTCGACAGCTGCTTTACAACCCGGTTCAGATTTTGCAATCGGCACATACTTCCCCGGAACAATTAATGGAGGTTTTAAAAATTCGTGGGATGGTCTAATAGATCAGGTCAGGATATTCGATAGACTTGTGACATTAGGTGAACGAAATGACCTTTATAACGGGGGTGTTGGTATATGAGGTATGTAGATATACTTGATGGTGAGATACTCGATATCCATCAGGTAAGTAGGAAGAAGAAAGTAAGTTTCGATCCTGTCTCCCCTAAAGACCTGGACCTATTTAATGTTGCAGTGTTAACTGAGGAAGCCACCCCAGTGGGGGATGTAATTTTAGCCACACAAGTAGCAGAACTCCGTGGAGACGGTAAGTGGTATCGTATCTACACTGTACGAGCATTTAACGCCCAAGAGATCCGTGGTCAAGCTAAGGTTGTACTTACCCAAGGTAAAATAGCACCCTTAACAATAACTGTATCCGCAGGTACTAAGACCTTTGATTTGGATAAAGAAAGCCAAGACAACATCAATAACACTATTGATAGCTGGACCGCAGTAGACGTAGCAGCAGGGCCACCACCCGGTGTAATCAGTTGGACTCTAGCGGATAATACAGATGCATTAGTATCTCTGGTAGATCTACAGGCGGTGAAGACGGCAGCTACACTACGTGGCCTACAGTTACATATGGATTATCAGGCGGTGAAAGCAGCTAACCCGTTACAGGAGATATAGTCTCAAGGTTGTTGACATATTTGAAAGCTATGTTATACTCTGTACATAACCAGATTAGTACTACCCTTGTTCGGCTAAGACGGAGGTGATATTATCTTGCTGGCAGGTAAGCTGCTATCAGGTATTGCTGTGAAGCACCCTGAACATTAAGCGGGTATAGCTCAGAGGCAGAGCTTTTGGTTTCCAACCAGAGAGTCGGGATTTCGAAATTCCCTACCCGCTCCTTTCAGCCAATTCACCACTATAGGAGTCGGTAATGGCAATAAAAGAAACGATGCAGTTACAGTTAGGTATGAACCCTAGTACAGCATCTCATGCACTTAAAAAGGAGTTAATGTTCTCCTTAGTGCAACAACTGAACCAAGACGTATGTTTTCAATGTGGTAAAGTAATAGAAACCTCTAAGGAACTATCAGTAGAACATAAGACACCTTGGCTTCATTCAGAAGACCCTAAGGGTATGTTCTTCGATCTGGATAATATTACATTCAGTCATAGATCTTGTAATAGCGCAGCCGCCAGAACGACTACTAAAAAGTATCATTCTGAAGCAGAAGTAAAAGCAGCTAAGCGGGAATCTGAACGAAGACTCTGGATCTATGATCCAGAAAAACGTAAAGCACAATACCAAAGAACGGGCAAGTAATTGCCCCTTTTCCCTAGAGGTAAACACCTTAATTAGTAATTTTTTATAGTGGACTTCAGTGCAAAACGTACTTCGAAGTCAATTCCTACCTCATCAAGTAGTAATCTCCCACGAGAGGTAATCGCACCTCTCTATTGCTGGAGTCCACCATAAAGGTTATTAATGAGTAGTATTACATACAGACCCCAAGAGGGTGCCCAAGAAATAGCTATGAACTGCCCAGCCTCTATTGTGGTTTACGGCGGTGCTGCTGGTTCTGGTAAGACCCATTTAATGTTGCTTAGACCATTACTACAAATACACGACCCAAAATTCAATGCCATATTCTTCCGTAGAACTGGACCTCAATTAACGGGTGCTGGTTCTGTTTGGGATGAAGCCAAAGAACTCTATTTAGAATTCGGAGCAAGAGTCCGAGAGAATGATAGAGAGATTATCTTCCCCTCTGGTGCTAAGATTAAATTCTCGCACATGGAACATGAGAAGAATAAACTAGATCATCAAGGTAAGCAGTATACTCACGTTTATTTTGATGAAGGCACACACTTCACTCAAGGCCAAATAACTTATCTAATGTCTCGCTTGCGTTCAGCAGCCGAGGCCAATAGTTCTATGTTTATTTCATGTAACCCTGATCCTGATAGTTTTATTGCTCAGTTGATCGATTGGTGGTTAGACGACGAAGGTTTCCCTGATAAGAACAAGTCAGGGGTTATCAAGTACTACGGAAGCATCAACAACGAGATCTTCTTCACAGATACTGAAGAAGAAATGGCAGAACTCTACCCACAAGTTTGTTGGGTATGGAATCCACTTACTGAAGAAAGAGTTTACGTTTCTCCAAAGACTATTACCTTTATCGGTGGTACCATCTTTGATAACCCAGCGCTTATAGCAGCTAACCCTCAATACTTGGCAGAGCTTAACGCACTTCCACAAGTTGAGAAGGATCGTCTGTTACACGGTAACTGGTACGCTCGTCCTGAAGGATCCTCACACTTCCAGAGGAAATGGTTAGGGGTTGTAGACAAGGTACCCAAGGGTGCTATATTCTGTAGGGCATGGGATAAGGCAGCGACCGAACCTTCTGAAGTCAATGCCCACCCAGATTACACAGCATCTGTCAAGATGGCTAAGGATCGGGACGGTTTCTTCTACTTGATAGGAGATTACCATGAGGACAATTACGATAAGCGAGACTCCAAGCAGACCAAGGTAACAGGTCGCTTCAGAGAGCGCTCAGGGATACGTGATGTAATCATTAAGAACCAGGCTGCACATGATGGCGTAGAATGCACAGTAGTGTTCTCACAAGATCCTGGGTCAGCTGGTATCACAGAGTTCACAGAGTCTGCTAAGAAGCTTATCGTTGAAGGGTTCAGAGTTAAGAAGGATCCTCAGCCAACACAGAACGGAAAGCTCACTAGGTACTTACCTTTCTCCAGTGCAGCTGAAAACGGTTTGGTCTTCATTGTCAAGTCTTCATTTAGTACTGCTACCTTGGAGGCCCTCTTCAAAGAGAATGAAGCTTTCGATGGGACCAGATCATCAGATCATAGAAAGGATGATTGGGCTGACTCCATGGCATCAGCTTTCAACTTCTTATGCACGACAAGAACTGTTAGGTTGGTACGCCGTAATCAAACTAGAACAAGTACTATGGCTTCTGAAGTATTAGCTACGGAAGGTGTAAAGATATCTGATTTAGAAGAACTGGATAAAAACCTTAACAATATAATATAGTAGAGAGAATTATGGCTCAAACATTACCAGATATCACAGCAAATTCTGATGATTGGGTGAGTGTGAACACCCTTACTAGTATCCCTGTAGGGGGATATATGACGATTGCTAATAAGTCATCTAGGCAGGTATTGCTTAGCGAAAGTAACACAAAACCAACCGCTGCTAGTATTAGTGGTATCGTTCTATCCCCTTTAAGTGGGAAAGAACCTTCAGGAATTGTTCCCGAGGGATCTCTTGAAATATGGGCTAAAGGTTTGGGCGGGAAGGCCGTACTAACAGTACAACAATCCTCTATCGTAACTAGCGGTGTAACTCCTGTAGAGGTGTCTACCAGGGGTTCAAGAGGCGTCCCTACGTTTGTGTTAGATCAAACAACTAACCCATTGGCGGTAGAGCTTCTACAAGGACGAACTACCACATCTTTAGCAGTTAATGCTGATAAGGGTGACACAATAGTAACCCTGACAGGGGGGCATGGAGCTGTAGCTGGCGATACTTTAGAAATGGCTTCTGCCACTATCCAAGATCTATTTGTGCAAGCTAAGATCACCGATGTAAACGTTGATATCATAACTGTCGATCAACCGATGAATACCGATTATTTAACTACCGATATTGCCATCATCAGTACAGGTAATATGCTAGTTAACGGATCTTTAGCTTCTCCAGAACTTTTCACAATCCTACCCCTCCCTACACAAGAAGGAGACATCGTTAGAATAGTACTTGATCTCCGGGGAACGGGAGATATGGATTTTTCAACCTTCGGTTCAGACGATGCTCTGACTAATGGTTGTGTTGTAAGAGTTAAACAGGCAGATGGTAATTTCAGGAACCTGTTTAACTTTAAGAGTAACGGTGACTTCATTAGACAGGCTTTTGACCATAGATTCCTATTCCCTAGGAAAGTGGGTAACACAATTAAAGGTTTTACTTCTAGATTAACTTGGGGTGGTCAATCAAAACATGGCGTTGTTATACGGTTGGATGGGAGTCTTGGGGAAGAACTTCAAGTGCTTGTACAAGACGATTTAGTAACTGGATCAGCAAATACCGTATTTACTATGGTCGCACAGGGTCATGAAGTACAAGGTCAATAAATACAAAGGAGACATAAATAAATGACACAAGAAAATAAATCGGATCGTCTAGTAATCCTATCCAAAGGATTCGGCGCACGTTTTGAAAAAGAGTTTTTCCTGCAAATTCAAGAAGCATTCCTTAAGGGATATCGTATCGCAGAAACAGATCTACGTGACGATACATCCATGCGTAACTTCCAAGGTCGTCAAGGACGAGCTGTAATGTATCTAGAAGGTACTGCCCCTGAGAAGTGGACACCAGCTAAAGTTGAATCCGAATCTGTAAAGGACGAAGCACCTATTGTTAAAGAAGAAGCTAAAGAAGTGTCAACAGGTGCAGCAGAAAACAAACCACTTACTCCTTTAGAAGAATTGAAAACTCTCTCTAAACCTAAAGAGCTAAAAGAATTCGCTACTAAACATAAAGTGGAACTCCCAGAAGAAGCTAAAAGCTCTAAAGCTATTAGAAAGATTCTAGAAGAAGCTCTAGCAGTTTAGCCAATAAACCCTCTGTCACAGGATAGATAATATGTCTGAAGTAGAAAAGGCAGAGAGTACTAGTACAGTGGTGACCCGTCCCTTTACAGAGAAGGGTCAACCTCAAATACTGACATCAACTCGCTTTATCCAAGACCAACGTAAAGTTGATTTGGTAATGCCTAAACGTCTGTGTACGTTTGATAAGATGGCAGAAGATGATGCTGTAGCTAACTCTATAGATGTTACCAACATCTTAGTAACTACTGCAATGAAGAACGGAGAGTTTATTTCTCCTAGTGGGAGTGCATCTAGTAAGATAGCAGCAGACTTTCTTAATTACGCAATCAGGAATCTGACTTCAGGTACTTGGTTAGAGTCTATGAATAACGCTACTACTGATCTTCAATACGGATTCTCATTACAAAACATTGTAGTTGAAACTAGAAAAACTGGTCAGTTCGCTGGCGCTAAAGTTCTTAAGAAACTCTCCCCACGAGATCAGAAATCTATTCATGGTTGGGTTTGGGATAAAAACCTACGAGACTTAAAAGGCTTTGTACAGAAGCCTAACAGAGTCCAACTGAGAGAGCCTAAAGCAGCTGAATTCGAGAACGGGATACTCCTTTCTAGTATTTCAAATGGAACATTAAGACCTCGATACCCGTTCATTAGTACACAACAAACGCTACACTTCAAGCATAACCCTACTAATAATAGTCCACAAGGCGATTCCCCACTAACTCATATTTACGATGCGTGGTTGGAAAAGAAACTTGTAGAACGTTACGAAGTAGTGGGAGTATCTAAAGACCTTGGTGGTGCTGTAGTATTACGAGTTCCATCTGAGTTAGTAGAACGAGCTAACGACCCTGTGACGTATCCAAACGAAGCGGCTGAGTATACACAGCTTCAAAAAGATGCGGGGGCACTACACGCTGGTGAATCAAGTTTCATTGTTTTGACATCAGATGTGGATGAAGCCACAAAGACTCCTTTATTCGATTTCGAATTAAAAGGGATTGACGGTGGTGGTAAGCAATATAACACCTCTGACATTATTGATCAGAAGCGTAAAAGTATTTATAACATGTTCGGTACAGGTTTCCTACTACTAGGACAATCTGGACACGGATCTAACGCACTATCATCTAATCAGATGACCACCCATGACTACTACGTTCATCGTAGTGTTATGTGGAAAGAAGACGTAATCAATAACCAATTGGCCCCTCGTCTTCTTGCAATCAACAACATTAAGTTAGATTGGAAGGACATGCCTGTGTTTAAAGCAGCTGACCCTTCTAAGCCTGACCTAGATGTTATCAGTAAAGTTATCCAACGCACCAAATCTGTTGGAGGGATGACCCCACAAGCTCTTGAGACGCTATATAAGGAGGCTGGATGGCCTACTGAGGGGATAGAAGACCTTAACTTCGATGATGGCGACACGAGCCGTGGTGGAGAGTCAGGGGGTACTTCAGGAACAGGGAACTCTCAAAGTGGTAATTCGGGAGGGTCTAACACAAATAATAGCGTAACTAAACAATTAATCGTAGACGGTGATAAACTAGTCGATACAGCTACTGGTGAGGTTGTCAATACAGACCAACTAACAGAGAACGGGGATTACAAATAGTATGGATATTAACAAGGCTACGGTAGAAAATAAACGCCGTTTACTAAGCGATGCAGTAACCGATGGGTGGATTACTGATTTCGATCTTGACAGTAACGAAGTGTTTATTGAAAGGTGGGATCATGATGGACATAAAACGTTCCGTCACACATTCACCATGACAGACACAACGGCAGAAATTTCTGAAGATAGTGTACAGGTTATTCGCACTGTTGAGTTTGTTGAGAAATCTCTGGACGAACCAATTACTGAAAGCAGACTTATGAAGGTTCTTGATAAGTTCTTTGGGGGTCCTAAACAAAACACACGTCAAGTTATTAAACAGTTTGATGAAGAAGACATGATTGCTATCGAGCCTCTATACATTGCTGCTGGCGAAGTAGATGGGGTTGGTGATACCATTTCTTTAGAAGACACACACGGTATGGTTGACAGTCTGAATAAAGCTATCACAGACGGTCGTTTACAATCAGGTCTGTTCCATAAACATAAGACTGACACTTTCACTATTGAGAAAGCTTGGGTTAATGAAGTAGCTTGCACGATAGGCGAAACTGATATTCCAGCGGGTCAACCTATTGTTAAAGTTCAATTCCATAACGAAGCTGCTTGGGAACTGAGGAAGTCTGGAGAGCTTAGTGGCTTAAGTATTGGAGCACGAGCTACAGAAATCGAGGAAATCAAATGAGTGCTTTAAAAACCATTCAATCTCAACCAGAAGCTAAGCGAATCCTTAAGGGAGTTAACTTTGATTGGGATCACCCAGAAGTAACGTATACAACCCCTTCTCAAGGTGGTGCAGCTAGTTTAAAGAATGATGCGTACATTTTCAAGGCAGCGAAAGCAACTAAAGAAGACCTTGATGAATCGCAAGAATCGATCCTTAAACAGATCGGTGAAAAATTTATCACTTTAGAGAAATCTGAAGCTGATAATAACCAGACCCCTTCTTCCTCGGCTGAGGCTAAGGTTGGGGAAGATAACCAAGTAACTAAAGGTAAAAATATGACTGATGTAACTCGTGAAGAGTTTGAAGCCCTGCAAAAGGCACTGGCAGTTTCTCAAGCAGTAAACGCTCTAAGCGGATACAACTTCGAAACTGATGTTAATAAAGCTGTAGCTGGCGCTATCGCTGGACTGGACGCTGAAGGTCAGGAAGCTGTTACGAAAGCTTTTGACGCTCTGGTAGCACGTACAGAAGCTGAAGTAGAGAAAGCAGTCGCTGCTAAACCTGTTGAAGAAGAAAGCGAACTTTCTAAAGCTCTTTCTGAAGAAGCTGGAGCTGGTGGTGAAGTAGAAGAAGAGGTTGAAAAGTCTCTTGCCCAACGTGCTATTGATGCACAAGCTAAAATGAAGGAGGCAAAGTAATGCCAGTTAATGCTACTGCTCGTAAATTCCTAACCGATCTAGTAAAAGCTGTTGATAACTTCGCTGAAGATACAGCTGTCCGTTTTAACTATGCCACTGTTGGCGTAGAAGGTTCTGGATCTATCGATAACATCGGTATTCCCCTAC